GACGCCGGCGCCGACACCATATACTCGGCCACCGAATCCGCCGACGCCATCAACGAACTCGGCAAAGCCGGCCTGTCGACCTCCGATATTCTCTCCGGCGGTTTGAGCGGCGCATTGAACCTCGCAGCGTCCGACGGCATGGAAGTCGGCCAAGCCGCCGAATACATGAGCTCGGCCATGGCGCAATTCAATTTGACCGGCGCCGACGCCACGCATATCGCCGACCTGCTCGCCGCAGGAGCCGGAGAAGCCCTCGGCAACGTAAGCGATTTCGGCGAGGCGTTGAACAACGTGGGCTCCACCGCCAACAAGTTCGGCCTGAGCATCGACACCACCGTCGGCACATTGGCCGCATTCGCGCACCAAGGCATCATCGGAGCCGAAGCCGGCACCCAACTGCGCTCCGTGCTGCTCGCCCTGACCAACCAGACCGAAAAACAGCGGAAGGCCACCGAGGAATACGGGATAACCCTGTACGACGCGCAAGGCAACTTCGTCGGCATGAGCAGTCTCGCCGGACAGCTCAAGGAGAAGCTCGGCGGACTCACCCAGGAACAGCGCAACAGCGCCATGGCGACCATGTTCGGCAGTTACGCCATCCAAGGAGCGAACGTGCTCTACGCGGAGGGCGCGAGCGGCATCGACGAATGGACCAAGAAGGTCAGCCAATCCGGCTACGCCGCGGACCTCGCCGCCAAGAAGAACGACAACCTGAAAGGCGATCTGGAGAATCTGAGCGGCTCTTTCGAATCCCTCATGATCTCTTTGGGCGAGGGCGGTCAGGGACCATTGCGCTCCCTCGTGCAAACGCTCGACACCTTGGTGGATGCGTTCAGCCAACTGCCCGCACCAGTACAACAGGGCATAGTACTGATGACCGCGCTCGCAGGAGGCTTCACCGCCCTGCACTCCGCCATGGGGCCATTGAACGCCAGCAGCTCGCAGACGGCACGGAACTTCGGCCTGATGCTCGACCCGTTCCAGCGAGGCATCACCGCCATACCACTGCTCAAGGAAGGCGTCATCCAACTTGGCACCTCCATGCTTGGCACATCAACCAACGCCGGCACGCTTGCCAACGGACTGACACGAGGCCAGACCGCGATGAACGGCATGAAAAGCATCGGCAGCGGGCTGTTCGCCGCCTTAGGCGGACCATGGGGCATCGCCTTGACGGTCGCGGGGGCATTGCTTGTGGGGTTCGCCCAATCCGCACAGGACGCTAAAGCCAACATCAAAGAATTCTCCAGCGCAATCAACCAGTCCGGGAACGCTGTCGAAACACTCATCAAGAAAATCGCCAGCGGCGAGGACAAAACATGGGACTTCGGAGACAAGTTCGCCACCGGCTTAGGCTCTCTTGGAGAAGCACTCGACAAAGCCGGCATCGAATACAGCACGTTCGCAAAGGCCGTCAACGGATCCGAGGAAGCGCAAAAACTGTTCAACGAACAGATGAAAAACGCCGAAAACAACATGTCCATCATGCAGACAGACAGTATCCGAGACAGTTACAATAAGCTCTCCGATCAGGTCAGCAAAGCCAAGGAACAGGTCAGCAAAACCAACACGGAAGTCGCCAAAGCGAAGGACAGCGGAGACACGGCCGCCGAAGGCACCAACAACTACGCCGACAGCGCAGACAACGCCACCACAAGCGCCGAAGACCTCTCCGACGCCATTGACGATCTGGTGAAAGGCTTCCTCAGCCTGCCGGGAGTGCAGTTGTCCGCGGATCAGGCCGTCACCCAATTCAATCAGGGCATACTCGATCTTAACGAGAGCATCGCGAAGAACGGCCGAGTGCTCGATGACAACGGCAACGCTCTGGCGGGCTATGAGTCTCAGGCGTATGACAGCCAGTCCGCTCTGCAGGGCCTTGCGTCCACCGCGCAGAGCACGGCGCAGAAGATCATCGAGGAGGGTCAGGCCCACGGCGATGCCGCTGCTGCTACCCAGCAGGCGGGCGATATCCTCGAACGGGCACGTCAGGCGTACATCGACAACGCGACCGCAGCTGGCATGAGCGCCGACGCGGCCGCTGCCCAGGCCGACCGATACGGGTTGGCCCGCAGTGAGGCCGACAACCTGCGTCAGAGCATCGAGGATATGAACAGCACTGCCGCTAACCCTGTTGACGTAAAGATTACGATTACGGACGAGGCCAGCGACGTGCTGGACAAGGTGAAGGTGAAGGCCGAGAAAATCGATGACAAGACCGTGCGCATCAGCGGCGACAACACCGACCTGATGCAGAAGATCGCAGACGCCACCGGAGCCACCATCGACCCGAAAACCGGCAAACTCGATCTGGACAAGACCCAGTTCGATTATGCGATGGCCATCGCCGCAGGTGCCACCATCGACCCGAAAACCGGGTTGCTGCAGGGGGACAACAGCGACATGCTGGCCAAGGTGGCCGAAGCGAACGGCTGGACCATCGACTCGAAAACCGGCTATATCTATGCAAACGACGATCAGGCCATCGGAGTGCTCCAAGGCCTGAACAACATGCAGATCGCGGACAAATGGTTCACCATCCATGGCAAATACGAGGATTCCTCAGGCGGCACGTATTCCAGCAGCGGTTATCGCCCGAAGGGCGCGATGGGCAACATACCAACCGGCAAGACCGGTGGCCTGTTCACCGGCTACGGGGTTTCGATGCGCGGCTACGCCACTGGCGGCCGTGTCATCGAGGGCCTGATGCCCGGCAAGGCCTCCACCACGGGCGGCGACAACATCACGTTGGCGAACGCGCGCGTCAAGAGCGGCGAATTCGTGTCCAACGTGAAAAGCGTCGACTACTACGGCGCCGACCTGTACGCGGCGATGAACCGCAGGCAGGTTCCGCGTGAGAGGTTCTACAAGCCGAACCCGATGGTGCTGAGCCAGCCGGTGACGAACAACCAGACCGTCAACCAGACGATAGCGCCCGTGTTCCGGCAGAAGATCGTGCGTCCGGCGGATGACCTGTATACGGCGGCGTCGATCATGTACCGCAACGCCGCTCAGTTCGTGGGAAGGCTCTCAAGATGAACGACCTGTGGACTTTGAGCCCGCGTTACGGGGAGCTGTGGGCCGGCGACGAGCTCGTCTGCCGGTTCAACCCCGCGGATTCGCCCGACCGGGGCCTGTACATCACCGCCAACGGCGTGGAGGGCTGGGATACGCTGCCGGACGCGAAGGTGGAGCTGACCGAACGCGGCCAGGGCGACGGCGCGCATGACGTGCCCGAAACGAATATCCTGTATTCGGCCCGCACCGTGACCGTGCACTACGAGGCGATCGGCTACAGCCGCGCGGACCTACTTTCCCTGATGCGCCGCATCAACACCGCGGCGCACCGCTCCTGCAGGCTGCGCATGGTCGACGGCGACGAGGACACATACTGTGAGGGCTACGTGGCGCAGATGGGCCGCGACTCGCAGTGGAATCCCCTGTTGGAGAACAATCTGACATTGCATTTCGTGTGTCCTCGTCCTGAGCGTTTGTCGTGGCGTGCGAAACGGTTCCAGTTGTTTCCGATCTTCGCGGGCAATTGGTCAGGCGGGATCCGGTACGGCGATGGTCGCGGGGGCTTGGCTTATCCGGTTTCGTATGGCGCGGTCATGAGCGACGGGCGCAACGTGTGCTCGTTGGCCAATGACGGTTCCTCCCGCGCGTATCCGGTGTTCACCCTGCACGGGCCGTTGGACGCGGGCTGCACGCTGCAGTTCCCCGGTTTCGGGCGCATCAGGTATGAGGCTCCGGTCGGCGGGTCTGTCGTTTTGGATTGCCGTGAGGGCACGGCCGTGCAGGGCGGCGTGTCGGTTGGCCGGAGCCTGTCCGAGCGCGCGTTCGCGTACGTGGAGGCGGGCGGGGCGTTGCGTTGCGTGTTCACCGGCTCGGGTTCGGGCTGGTGCGACGTGGAGCTGCATGACACGTGGATGTGAGCCCGCCGTTTTTTATTTTGATTCATATTCGTAGATTCCGGAGGTTTTGACATGGGTGCTTTGGGAGTGCCGCCTGATTCCAAGGGGGCCGGCTGCACGCCGGTCGAGCATCGGCGGGCCATACAGGGGCTGTTCGAGAACACGGGCATCCTTTACGGGCTGGACGTGACCGGCACCAGCGGATTGGAATACAACGTCGGCGCGGGTGCCGCCGTCTGCCAGCGCAACGCGCAGGATGGGTATTCGATCGCGTGGAGCGACGGAGGCCGGGTCACGGCGCCGGAGGGCGGCGCGGGCGGCGTGGACGTGGTTTGGATCAGGGCGAACGACGCCTCGCAGGGCGATCCCGACAATTCGGTGCAACTGGGGTGCTCGCGAGGCGCGGCTCCGGCCGGGTGCGTGCCGATCGCCTACCGGCAGGCGCCCGCCGGCTCGTCCGCGACCGAGAGCCGTCCGGCCACGGGCGATCGCGTGGATTACGCGAAGCCGCGCGGCGCGGCGAACGGCCTGATCGCGTACGGCGTCGTGGACGCCGCCTACATGGTGGACGAGGACCAGGCGTGGCACGAGCAGGTCAGGGTGTCGTTCGCTTTGGCCACGAACAGGCACATATCCCTCAGGTGGAAGGCCTTCGCCTCGGTCGGGGAAGATCCCGGGCAGGCGGCGAACGGCCGGATGGGATCCTATTACGTCCAGTTACGCCTTGACGGGCAGATCAAGGGGGATATGGCGCATTCGGGCAGCGGCCTGAACAACGAGGTGTGCGACGAGATAGACGTGAACCGGTACCTGTGCAGCCGCATCGTGGAGCTTGATCTTGACGTGCCCGCCGGCGTGCACCAGGTCAGCGTCTGGGCGTACGGCAACAAATCGCCCCTGACGTACCCGGTGACGCTGTACCGTCGCCGGCTCGAGGTGATCGACCGCGGATTGGACGCGTGATGTGGCGCGCGTACCTGGCCGACACGATGACCGGCCTGATCGACTCGCCGTTGGATCTGCCTTCGTTCTCCTGGTCCATGAGCATCGGCGATTTCGCCCTGACGACCACGAGGGGCAAGGATGTGGGCGAGGGCGAGGCCTCGGGGATCCGGGTGCCGTGGAACGCCATCCCCGGTTCGACGCCATCGGCGCGAGCCCGGGAGGTGTGCGCCGACAGGCGTTCGGTCGTGTTGTTCTGGCGGAGCTCGTGGACCCCGGAGGGCGAGCTCGGCACGCCGGTCATGATGGGGGCGATCACGCCGCGCACCGACACATGGCTGGACACGAGCTTCAGCCTCGACTCGCCGATGGGGATCCTGTCGTCGCGCTACCTGGTGCGCGAGGGCACCTACGGCGCGGACAAGAACGGCACCACGTCCAGCGTGTTCGGCTGGTCGGGCATGAGCCTGCGCGGCATCGCCAGCGAGGTCGGATGGCAGTGCACCACGGGCAAGCCCGGCGGCATGCTCCCGATCGACTGGCAGTACCGGGGCGAGAGGGGCGGCCACGAGCGCACGTACAACGGGTTCGACGTGCAGAACCTCTCCTGCGCGGGGATCCTGTCGAAACTGTCCGACGTGCAGGGCGGCCCGGATATGCGGTTCCGCCCGTATCTGGCCGACGGGCAGCACGTGCGCCTGCGCTTCGAGGCGGGTTCCGACGCCGATGTGTACATAGGCCAGGATCGCGTGCACCGTTTGGCCTGCCGGCGTTTCGGAGGTGACTTGGAGGACGTCACGGTGGATCACGTCGGCCCGGTGATGCGGGTCTACGCCTCCGGGTCCGGCACCGACAAGGCGCAGCTGACCTGCATGGTCGAGGACATGTCATTGTGCGAGCAGACCGAGCCGTGGCCTTTGAGGGAGACGGCGTGGTCGGATCCGGACACCGACCAGCTTGACCTGCTACGCGCCCACGCCGCCGGCATGCTGGCCGCGAACCGCTGCCCGGTGATGCAGATCAAGGGCAGCATCCACGCGAACGACGCCAACCAGGACGGCACGCCGCTGCACCCGCTCGGAAGCATGTGGCCGGGCGAGACCGTGGAGATCGCCCTCGACGGCTTTCCCAGCCTGCCCGACGGCGTATACCGTTCGCGCCTGATGCGCATGGCGGGCGACGAAACCGACCGGGTCGACCTCACGTTCGACGTGGCGGCCGACCCGAACGTCAAATGATTGAGAGGAGCCATAATATGGCGCAGCATATCGAGATCAATCCCGATCCGAAGTCTCTGCCGCTGTCGCTCGCCGACAGGGCCATGGCGATGGCGAGGGGGATGCAGACCTCGAACACCGGCACGATTCGCGTCCCGACCGGAAACGGCAACGACTTCATCGCAGGCAAGGGAGCGCAGGACGGCGCGAACTGGATCGATTCCGAAGGCGTGCAGCATCCCATCGTGGACACTTCGTCTATCGACAAGGCGGCGCAGGATGCGCAGAAGGCCGCCGATGCCGCCGCCGCGAAGGCGGATGAGGCTATCAAGCAGGGCGAGCAGATCCGGAAGGATGCGCAGGCGGGTGTCGATGATGCGCGCAAGCGGGCGCAGGATGCCGCCGCGAAGGCCGAGCAGACGCGCCAGGCGGCCGAGGCCGGCGTGGCCGAGGCCAAGGCCGACGCGGCGGCGTCTGGCGTGAAAGCCGACAAGGCCTCCGCGAAGGCCGAGCAGGTGCGCAAGGACACGGAAACCATGGTGCGGGCGGTGCGCGCCTCCGTCGACGCCGCGGAATCGAAGGCGCAGAACGCCTCCGAGAAGGCCGACAAGCTCGCCGGAAGCATCACGCAGGTGACCGCCACGGTCAACGGGCATTCCGCCCAGCTCAATGAGCTTTCGACCAAAGTCGAGGGAGCTGTCAGCGCCAACGGCGAAACCGTCAAAAGCGTCACCGAACTCAAACAGACGGTCACGGGCCTTTCCGCCACGGTTTCCCAGAATTCGAAGACCGCGTCGGACGCGCTCTCCAAGGCCGCGAGCGTGGAGGCCACCGCCAACGGGCTGAAGACGCAGGTGACGCAGAATTCGAAGACCGCGTCGGATGCGCTGAGCAAGGCCACGAGCGTGGAGCAGACCGCCAACAGCATCACGGCCACCCTGTCGAAGGACTACCAGACCGCCAAGGCGGCGGATGCGAAGTATTCGGCGAAAACGGAGCTGACGGCCACGAGCCAGTCCCTGGCCGCGAAGATCACGGAGGCCGCGGAAAAGGGCGATCAGGCTTTGAACAAGGCCAGTTCGGTTGAGGCCACCGCCAGCGGGCTGGCGGCCACGATCGGCGAGCAGGCGAAACGTCTGGACTCGACCGTCAGCACGCTGAACACGGTCAAGGCGACGGCCGATTCGAACTCGGCGACGATCCGCCAGGTCAGCGGCTCGTTCCTCATGGATCCGTGCTTCGCGACCGGTGCCGACAAGGTGTACAACATCTCCGTCAACGCGGATGACCCCCTTGGCGTGGATCTGCCCGGGACCGCGACCAGTTACGGGAAAAGCGTCGGCGGGTATGACGACAAGGCCAGCAACGTGACGGTGACCACGATTCCCGGGCACACGTACCGCATGGAGTTCGATTGGAAGCCGGCGTCCGACATGCCCGCCGACGTTGGCGAGAATATCGGCGCGTTCGTGTGGAAGCCCAACGGTTCGGACTATTCCGATTTCGGCATCGCCGGGGTGGGGTCGAACCGGGACGTCAGATGGCATCACGTCGTCAAGGATTGGACGGCTCCGTCGGATGGATCGTGGCCGAAGGTCATTCCCGCGATCAGGACGCCCCCCAGGGCCCGCTACCTGCTGACCAATTGGCGGTTCTACGACTACACCGCCAGCCGGGAGATCCTTTCCAAGGCCACCAGCGTGGAGCAGGATCTGAACGGGTTCAAGGCCAGCGTGAGCCAGACGTATGAGACGAAGTCGGACTCCGACGCGAAGAAGACCACGCTGGAGCAGAATCTGAACGGGTTCAGAACCAGCGTGTCGAACACGTACCTGTCGAAGTCGGATGCGGGCAAGACGTACGCCACGCAATCCTCGCTGTCCCAGACGAGTTCGGGCCTGACCTCGAAGATCACCGAGGCCGCGAAAAAGGGCGACGCCGCGATGAGCAAGGTCACGACGCTGGAGCAGACGGCGAATGGCTTGAGCGCGAAGGTCGGCGAGACGGCGAGGACCTTGGATGCCACCGTGCAGACGGTGAATCAGGTCAAAAGCACCGCCGACAGCAATAAGGCCACGATCTCGCAGGTCAGCACCACCGCCAATGATGCGCTGTCCCGCACATCGAGCTTGGAGCAGAATCTCAGCGGATTCAAAAGCGAGGTGGGCCAGACGTATGCGACGAAGTCGGACATGGGCAAACAGTCCTCGGGGTCGAATCTCTGGTGCAATCAGCTTTTCGACCCCGACAAGCCGCAGATCACGCGGCTGGTGGATAACGTCACCGCGCCGAACGGCAGCCGGGTGAACCTGCTCGCAAGCCGCGACCACTTCAACGCCGCCACCGGTTTCCCTGTGGTGCCGGGGCACACGTATGTCATCACCGCTTACTGCAAGCCGATCAAAGGCGGTAAGTCGTTGCAGGCGGGCCTCTGGTACACGCAGCAGACCAGCGGACACCCATATGATGGGTTTGTCGGCGTGGAATCGACGACACCATTGGACGACGGATGGATGGCCGCGACATGGCGGTTCACCTGTCCGGCCGGGAAATCCCGCGGCTGCGTGTACTTCCAAATCGACAACTGGCCGCCGAATAACGTTTCGACGCAATGGCTTGTGGCCAACGTCACCTGCACGGACGTGACCGGATTGCAGCCAGCCGGCGACTACGCCACGAATTCCTCGCTGTCTCAGACGGCGAGCCAGATCCGCGGCGAAGTGTCGGAGAGATACCAGTCCAAGAACGGCATGTCCTCCTATGCCACCACCAGCGCCCTGACGCAGAAGGCCGACGAAATCACAGGCAGGGTGACGGAGGTCGCCAAGACCGCCCAGGGGAATACGACCACCATCTCGCAGGTGTCGCAGAAGGTCGACAGGATCAACACGACCCTGTCGCAGCAGATCAGCGGCAAGGCCGACACGAGCAGGGTCAGCAGTCTGGAACAGAACCTTGACGGATTCAAAACCAGCGTGGCGAAGACCTATCAGGAGAAGGGCGATTATCCGACCAAGACGGAAATGCGGTCGAGCATCAGCCAAAGCGCGTCATCGATCAAAACCGAGGTCGCGAACACGTACACCACGCAGGTTGCGACCGAAACGTTGCGGAAGAGCGCGACCCGCACGTTCAAGCTGTGGGGTTCGGGTGGCAGGGCGACGTGGGTGAAACTCGGCTGTCTCACCAGCAAGGGCGATAGTTCGAGCATCCTCCTGCACGTCTACTCCGGCAACGGGTTCAATGGTCAAGCCTGGCAGAACGCGGAGTTCGAGATCTTCGTCAAGGACGGCTCGCAGCCGTCAGCGTCAGCCACTGGCGCGTTCGGCGTCTCCGTGAGCCGCATCCGCAATGCGGATGACGTCAAGGTCAAGGTGTTGGCGTTCGGCTCCACCACGTGCGACATCTGGGCGTACATGCCGTGGTCGTACTTTGATGGTCATTACACGTTGCAGGGTGACTACGAGGCGTGGCAGGATGGGCCGGATTGTGGTGGTGGGAGACTGTCCGATCGGGAGCCGACCAACGGCACCGCGCAGGGCCTCGCATACGATACGCTCAGCACGCGAAGTTATGTTGATCAGAAGGCGCAATCGGTGGCCTTGGGTGTCGTGCAATCCTACCAAGGCAGTGACGGTAGTGGTCTGGCCACGAAATCGGATATCACGGCCGCGAAGACCAGCATCGCCAGCACGGTATCCAGCACGTATGCCACGAAAGCCGGCGTCACGCAGGAGATCTCGTCGAAGATCACCCAGAACAACAACAGTCTGGATGTGAGGTTCGCGACGAAGACGGAGACGAGGACCGCTCAGGACACGGCCAACACGGCCAACTCCCACGCTTCCGACGCGCAGTCGCGCGTCGGGTCTTTGGAGTCATGCATCAGGATGACCTCGGCCGGCGTGAGGGTCGGCCACATCGTCAACGGCGGCTTCCAAGGCTATTCGGCGCTTGTGAGCCCACATGGCAGTTTCGACGTGCTCGACGAGTCCGGCAGGACCGCTGCGACTTTTCAGGCCAGCGTCATCGACCTGCTCAACGGATTGGTCAGACTGCGCAACGCGAACAACACCGGGGAACTGCTCATCAAGGCTCCGGATGGCACATACGGCTACCTTTCCTACAACGGCGACGGAATGTTTTTGAAATCGCCGACCGGCACCATCAGGCTGGAGCCGAAACCAGGCTGTAACGTGTTCACGCGGAGCAAGGCCATCCAACCGTCGCAGGCCGGACTGTGCAACAAAGCGACCGACGCGAACGGCATCATCAGCGTCGACAACCTGTCACCGCCTGACGGCAATGCCAACAACGGGATCCTGTCCGTCACGGTCACGCCGATCAACATCGGACAGGATCCGACCCTGCTCGCTTTCACGCCCGTCATCTGGGCCAAAGGCGCGAACGGATTCCAGGTCAGGCTGAAAACCAACAACAACACGTGGGTCAGCGGAGCGCAGCCATACGCCTTCTGCTGGCACGTCGTGTGGGCCTAATAATAAAAGGAAGGAGGAAGCAATGGCTTCCAATAATGCAGACAATAATGATACCGTGGCCGTCAATGATGGCATCCTCGACTTGAGGCCGCCAAAGGGCGGGCTCGTCTACCAGCTGCTGCGCCTTGGATTGACGTTCGACCACAAGGACGACAGCGGGGAGACATGGTGCGATTATTCGCGTGGCGTGACCGCCACCTTCACGGACCGTCAGGCCACGGAAACGGTCATCGCGGATATGGACACCAAGGACGCGGAGACCATCACCGCCAGCCGGCTCGCCACCGTCACCGAGATCAAGACATGGCGCAGTGACGGGACGGCGGACTGATGTTCCCGCCAGACCTCTTCTCCAGCACGGAGTTTTGGACGGCCGTCATCGTGGCCCTTCTCGGCGGCGGGGGAGTGGGCGCCATCATCGGCGAGATCTCGTCCCGTCGCAAGGACACGGCGCAGATCGCCGCCCAGGCATGCGACATCCTCACCGACAGTGTGATCAAGCCATTGCGCGAGCAGGTGGACTCGCAGGAGAGCCAGATCAGGCACCTGGAAAGGCAGCAGGAGAAATATTTCGCCCTGGCCGCCTACACGAGATCCTTGTTCCACTGGCTCCAGCAGTTCTGCGAGATCGTCGAGCCGGGCTTCCTCAGGCGTCATCCGAAGCCGCATCTGCCGGACGAATTGCGTGCGGATGTGGTTCCCGAGACCTTGGAGGACTGACATTTTCAACATGAGGCCATCTCTTCGGAGGTGGCCTTTTTCAATGCCACAGATTGTGGCGGGAAGGACAGAGAGCATGACAGGCGCTAGTTTCGCGCGATGGCGCGGCAGCCCGAACCACTACAGCGGGCGCAACGGCTACGCCATAAGCCACATCACCCTGCACATCATGGTCGGCAGGTTGGCGGGCACCGACAGCTGCTTCCGCCGAGCCGATTTCCAGGCCGCCAGCCATTACGGCGTCGGTTCTGACGGCACCATCGACCAGTGGGTGGACGAGGCCAACGGCAGCTGGGCCGACGCCAACTGGCAGTCGGACTGCTCGGGCATCACCATCGAGCACGAGGGCGGCATGGCGGGCATCCCGGTCACGGACGCCGAAGTCGAGGCTTCGGCCAAGCTGCTGGCGGACATCGCCAGACGCCACGGGTGGAAACAGCTCGTCCATGACGCTTCCGGCAATCGCGCCGGGAACGTGTGGCTGCACCGCGAGGTGCCCGGCACCGACCATTTCGGATGCCCGGACAGGTGCGTCAACGGGCTGCCGGTCGATAGGCTGCTCGCACGCGCTAACCAGATACTCGGCGGAACCGCCGACACAACCAACAATGATGAGGAGGATACGATGCAGTGCATCATCCAGCCCAACGGCGAAAACAGGCTCGTCTATTTCGACGGGCAGAAGCTCCACACGCTGACCCACCCGGATCAGGTCAAGGCCCTGCAAATGGTCGCCAATCAATGCGGACGCACCCTGCCGTGCTTCGCGCTGGGCAGCAAGACCGCGCCGTGGGCGACCCGGCTCGAACAGGCCCTCAAGTAGTAATCAAGGAGGAATTATGACAGGACAGAACACCACCACCGCCAACACCGCCGGTCTTACGGGAGTCGGCGTCTCCGATTCCGACGCGGCGGCCAACGGCATCACCGCCAACACTGTGATCGACGCAACGCCGGACACCACGACCGACACCACGCCGAATGTCACCACCCTGTCCGACACCGATCTCGAAAAGGTGCTCGACGCTTGGAGCGCGGACGTGGACAAGGTCAAGCACGCCGATGGCTACACGCCGGTGTTCCCGGATGCCGTGCGCACCATCATCTACGTGATCGCCCTGATCGCATCCGTGATCGGCTTGGGCCTCATGAGCTTCGGCCATGCCGACATCGGCGGATTCGTCAGCACCGCCGCAGGCATCATCGCAGGCGGCTTCGGAGTCGCATACAATCCACTACGCCAAAACTGATTAATTCTCAGGCGTGAAACTCATCGTCGGTATCGTAGGACTCGGCGTCAGCGCGTTCGGCGACCCGCAGGTCGGAGCGTTCATCAGCAGCGCCGCAGGCATCATCGCCGCCGCATTCGGAGTCACCTACTCCCCCATGCGACTCGACACCAAATAAGACGGCAGATTTTTACCGCCCCTCCCCCAGCAGCAACGCTGGACGGAGGGGCGGTTTTCGCGTATCCGCGCGATCAATTGGATGCGTTTATGACCCAAGCATGATCTCCGCTGGAGATGATCTTCACGGCATTCGATTGGTGAAAAAGAATCATGAACACATGATGGATGGAAAGAACCATATCCTGTATGACGTCATCATCCTCAAGCGTCTTGACTATAAGTCCCATGCTTCTGGCGGTGTCGATGGAAAAATGCCTGTCATGCATGCCCGAATCCGCATGGGAGGTAAGACGGCTAACGACCTCATCTACCTTTTCCGGATTCTCCGCAAACATGTTTTCCTTTAGACTCTTCGAGAGAATCTCAGCCGATACCCTCAAGGCTTTCTCGCTCTCGCCGATGTAGGCGGGAGGATATTTCCCGATGATAGTGCCCCAGAGGGCGGCCATGCCCGGGTCTTTTCTTACCGATTCCACGGCCTTTTGAAACTCCTCCACGATTCCGCTTGCCGGGGTGCCGCCGAACTGGGGGTCGGTCGGGCCAATCGATGACTGACGTCCCAT